ATGGCTTCGGTTTTCAGCTCGACTCCGAACTCCTGGTTACACATCCGGTAGTCGGCCTCAGCCGAAGGCAAAGCCCGAAAACGGATGTCGAGTTGTCGTGTGGGGGCGATGACTCCGATGATGGTGTCGGCCCATAGCCGGAAGAAGTCATCTTCCGGGTAGCGGGCGAGGTAGCGGGAGGCTGCCAACCCTGGGAGGGTTTTGTCGTAGACGGAGCCGGAGCCGGCGAACACGAGGTCGTCGTAGCCGTCCTGGATTCCCTGCTGCCTCGCCCCGTCCGACCATTCCGGCCACATACAGCCCACCAGCACACCCGGCTCATACTCACTGATGATCCGGAGCTGGTTGGCGGGGGTGTGGATGATGTCGTCGTCCTGGCTGTAAACCACCCTGTTCTTCGCTCTGCCGGCGGCCAGGGCTCGCCCCCACGTCATCTGATCCTGTTCAACGCTGTTGTCCCAGACGACCACGTCTTCGAAGATCAGGCTGTCCAGGATGGGTTGCATGTCGACGTTCCCGCGGGTCACGAGTACGGCTGTGACCTGGGATGGGTCAATCGACAAGAGGGGCCTCACTGTCAGCCAGTTCTTGCAGATGCTGGTTTCTGAGGTTGTAGGTCAGTTCGACGGCTGTGCGGGTGGCCGGGTGGCGGTTGTAGTGGTAGTGCGCCCGGTCGGAGGCCAGGAACCTCATCCCGTGGCGGGCCATCCTGCGCCACAGTCCCCAGTCCTGAAACGCAACATCAGGGAAGCCACCAACCTCCAAGAACGCATCCCTCCGGAACGCTGATCCTGCCGTGAGGCTGTTGTTGGGAGATGAGAGGATCTCTGAACAGCACAGTTGCGGGGGGATGTGCAAATGTCCGTCGGGGTGTCTGAGGTAGCCCATCTGCCACACATCCTCCGTCACGTCCTCGATTCCGTTCAGGCCGTCCGGCATCGGAAGATCATCTATGTCGACGATCCACACCCATTCCGTCTCAGCCCGTGTGATCGCGTCTTGAAGGTGAAAGGCTTGCGGATGCGTCCAGCCGGCTTGTTCGCTTGAGACGAAGGTGTCGGCGGACACGATCGCGTCCTGGGGAGGGTTCTCTAGGTCGTTCACGGCTTTCAACCAGCGAGGGATGAACGAGTCGAAGCCGCGGTCCCCGTAGACGCAGGACACGATGGTTACGTCACACACGGTTCAGCACCAGCCAGTCAGCCCGGAACGAGCGTGGGAACCGTTCCGCTTTCCAGCCGTCAGGGGTTTCGGGGATCTGGGTTCCGATCGTCGCCGTCACCGCCCTCTCAGCGATCGCGCACCACAGGTCAAGGGTGGACAGGGATTTCTGGGTGGCGTCTCCTAGGAACGTGTCGATACTGACTACATCCCATTTTTGGTGGCGTCCCTCCGCAGCTTTCGCGTAGTCCCATGCATCAGCCGTGTGGAACTCCCACCAGACCGGGTACAGGTTCGCCATCTGCTCGAGCTTGTACGCGTCCGTGTCGACACAGGTGACGTTCAAATCGTTTCTCGCCATGTGGATCGCGTCGTTGATCCCCAGAAACCCTGCAGCGAACAAACACAACCCCGTCTCCGCGCTGTCAAGCAGATACGCTGGATACGGGGTGGCCTGGCGGGATAGGTCGTCCAGCGGGGGTTGCAACACGGTCAGGCTGTCCACCTCACCGACTCCTCAGTAAACCCCACCCGCTCCTTGTAAAACCTGAGCCCATCCGTACCACTGTCGTGCCGGTTGTAGACCAGGAACCCTCCCTGCTCGAGCTCCTGTTCGATGGTGCCTTGCATGAGGAGATACATGATGTTTCCCCGCAAATGATCCCCATGCCCGAGGATCGAAGAGACGAGGGCGAGGTCACCGGCCCGGTACAGCCATAGATACGCCACCAACCTCTCTCCTGTCAGGACACCATAGGTGTTGATTCTGTGGTGTTCGCAGCGGTAGTCCGGAAGTTTGCTGAAGTCGTGGCGTTGCCGGTACGCGCTCGTCATCGGCCGGCCCTGCCTGTGGTCGAGTGAGGTGTTGATTTGGTAGATGTCTTCGCTGAACCTCTCCCGTTCCACAGGGGTGAAGCGGTACCCCATCCGTTCCGCGTTACTGGCCCGTTTCCGGGCGGTCCGATGGCTGGTTTTCCACTCGTCCAGGGTCCCTTCGAGCGGAAGAACCGAGCAGCGGTCGTATTGTCCGCGGGACAGTTGCAGGTAGAGAGGCCCAGCGAAGTCCCTACACGCCTGATCGTCACAGCCAAGCCCGAGAGACAAATCCACGCACTCCATCAGCCTCGCCATCGTCACGATCTGGCCTTGATCAACACCATGAACACCCTGAACCCCAACCAGGCCCCTTCATGCCGCTGCGGGGCGTCATACAGCTCGTAACCAGTTCTGCCTTGCAGATCCATGCTCGAGACAAGCCCGTTCAGGCTTGGCTCGTCAGTGATCGCTGAGACGAGAGAGAGCGGATCTTCGTCGTCCATTAGGGCCAGGAGTAGGTCCTGGCCTGCTACTGAGTCGGCGGTTGAGACTCTTACTCTTACGGTGACGAGTTCGCCGCCGATCAGATCCCCAAACGCCTCTGTCCCTGTGTCCATCGACGGGGTGGAGGGGTACATATCGATGCAGGGCGGTGTTGGGTCGATCACCATTCTTGGTTCGACCTGCACATCCACATCGTTGACCTGCGAGACGACGTTGCGGATCGTGTCGGCTAGCTCATCCAGGATCTCGGCAAGAGTCCCGGCGCCCACCTCAGGCGAGCCCCCACTGGTTCTTCAGCGGTGCCAGCTTGTACGCGTGCCGGTCCCACGTGTCCTTCGACGTGAACAGCTGCCCCATCTCTGCACCCAACCCTACGAGCCCGAACGGGGATTCTTCCTGCCGCCAATGCTCAATCGCCCGTTCCAACTGAACCTCGGCGGCAAGCTCGAGCTGGTCTGCGGTGAGAGGGGTTGCGGTTGCGGACAGGTTGATTTCTGCGTCGATCTCGACCTGGGCGGTAGTTAAACATCTGTCCAGGGCCAGGTTCTGTTCGGTTGACGGGGCACGGATTTTCAGGATCCGTGCGAGTTCTTCCCTGGTTGTGTATCCGACCGTCGTAGGCACCCTGGCTCCTTTGTGTCAACAGGGACCCCCGGCTGCGGCCACGGGGGTCCCTGCCAACTATTCGGTTACGAGGCGGTCGTGATCTGGCTGAACGAGCCAGGGTCGGACACGACAGCTTCGAACGCGCCGATCAGTCCAACCTCGACACCGCCGATCGCCGGCTCAACCACACGAAGCTCAACAGGAGCCCCTGCGGTTTCTGCCACCAACAGTCCTGCAGCGTCTCCGACGATGATCGCGCCGGCGTCCATCCCTCTCGAGACGACGACGTTGAGCGGGCCGACAGCGTCACCACTGACGTTGGTGAACTGGGTGAACGCTGCGGAGGTGAGCCCGATCAGGTAGCCGAACCTGTCGGGGGCCATGTAGATCGTGTTCGCAACCCGGCCGGAGTTCGCGAACACTGCGGCGTAGCCAGAACCGACAGCGGTCATGAACTGCGCGAACGTGTCGGTTGCCCCGAGACCGCTGCTGATCTTGTACGTGAACGCGGAGTGCTTCATGGCGGTTGCGGCGTCCTGCTCCGTCTTCAACGCGTAGTCGGCAGCGGCCAGGTCGAACCACAGCTGCAACGCGTCGGGGGTGGACCAGTTGATCGCCTGCCACGACAGATCCCCGCCACCCAAATACGTTGAGGCGGTGGTGGTGACCATTCCGACGACCATGCCGGTGTTGCCGGCCTCCGTCTTCTCCGCCGACTGCACCGACACGACCGGCCGGGTGGTGACTGCCGGATAGGTCAGCGTGCCCCGCTCCAACGTGGTGCGGTTCGCTGTTGCGACGAGGGCGCGTGACTTGTTGATGACCTGGAAGATCTGGTCGATGTACTGCGGAGGCTGCAAACCACCCACATTGCTCGAGAGGGTGTTTGCGGGGGTGCGGTGCATCAACTGCATCCGCTCCTTCGCCGCGTTGATCGCCTTGTCGCCGCCGGCCAACTGGGCGATCTTCGAGCACTCCTGACCGGGCCGGGTGATGATGAAGTCGTGCGCGTAGGAGGCGAAGTCGCGATACATGATGCCGTCGCCGTCCTGCTCCACCCCGTCATACCCTCCCGCGAGTGTGCGGCGGATCTTCCTCGAGGCTTCCATCGACCGTCTGTCGTTTTCGACGGTTTCGGTGAGCTGGGTGATCTCGGCGTCGAGTTCCTGCGCCCGCTGCCGGTACATCGTCACCTGCTCCGACTGGCTCTCGGACATGATCTTGTCGTCGGTGCCTTCGATCGCGCCAAGAACTCCTTCATGGAGCTTGGTGGTGGTGTCGCGCTCGTCCAGCAGACGCTGGAGGCGCAGTTCTGCCTGCGTGCTCATGGTTCACCTTTCCACAGTTGCGTTGTTTTCTGTCTGTGGGCGGGTGCCGTCCGGGGTGTCCTCGAGGGGGGTGCCGGTGTCGGGGTGCGCCATCCGCTCCGGCAGTTTGATGCCGAGCGCCTTACATCTTTCCATCAATCCCTGGTCGAACGGGATTGGGAGCATTTCTTCGTCGATAATTGACGGTTCACGGATCGCCAACACCTCAGCTCCCGCATACGCGCCCTCACGACAGAAAGCCACATTTCGAAGGTTCGCCTTGACGCGTTGAACGATCCCTGCGGCTGTCCGGACGGATTTGACGCGTTGGGCTTCCACGCTGATGCCGTGAAGGATCCCTTCCCGGATCATCATCAACGCCTTGTCACCATCGGCGGTTTCGTGGATCCGGAAGGACCCGTAGAAGCCATCCTGGCCTTCTTTGAGTGCGACTCCGTGGCCGATCACCCCGGCTAGTCCTTGCTGGTGTTCGAAGTTGGCGTAGACCCGGTTTGCGGCTTTCACCTGATGGTTGAACGCGCCGGGGACGTACTCTTCGGTGTACGGGATCCCTTTCGGGACGCCGCCTAAACCGTCGTTGTGGGTGATCTTCTCGCCGTAGGGGACGATGCGTACGTCGACGGTTCTGCCGTCGCCGGCGGTGATGTCGGCTGCGAACACACGGATCATCAGTTCGTCTGTGGGTTCGATGATCTGTTCGTCCACTGGTTTAGCCTCCCGAGGCGACTACTGTGAGTCCGCCGGGTTGTTGCGTCGGTGACGCGTTTGCGGATTGCGGCTCATCAGTATCGGCTGCTGCCTGCTCATCATTGTCGTCTGACAGGTCGGACAACACCGCGAAAGTGTCCGCAGCATCAAAACTGACCCACTGCCCCCGAGGCAGCATCTGGGCGCTGAACGCGTTCGCGACCCTGGTTGCTGTGGGGCGAAGCTCGAACCGCCACCACATCTCACCCAACGCACCAGGGTTCTGATACGTCAACCCTCCCTGCAACGCCATGTTCAACAGGACTGAGGGGACACCGTAGGCTGTTGCGATCGCTTTCGCGTCGAACTCCTGCGTCTCCAACAAAGCCATATCTGACGGGTTGAAAGAGAGGCTTTTGAAGTCGAGTTCGGGTGGCAGCACCGGCGGTGCGCCATTCCGCGATTGAGTGGCCGTCATCCACTGCGTTTGCAAAGAGGCGGCCTGCTCGGCGGTCAGTTTGCGTTCTGACTTCAGCACGGTTTGCGGGATGCCGCCCTGGCTTACGGTCATCGCCTGGTTGCCAGCCGCCAACAGTCCCCACGCCAACTGGGCGTAGGAACGGAGCGCGGATTGTCCGTGGAGGCCCACACCGGGGTTGCGGTCGATCTGAACGACCCTCGAGCGGTCCAACAGTTCTTCCCCATACTTGTATTGCCGTTGTCCTTCCTCCATCGAGATATGGGCGTCACAGGAAGCCAGCACAGTCCAGGTCCTGGGAAACCCTGTCGAATAGAAATCCGTGACGTACAGCAGCACGAACCCGTACCCGTACATCTGCTCGACGATGGCGTGGAGGGCGTCCCCGATCCCGTTCGGATACCAGTTCGGATCCGGACTTGACACCCATGCTGGTTGTGCCCCGTCAGGGCCATGAAACTCCAGGGGCATGGAGGCGATCTGTTGCGCGTTCATCTGCTGGCACCGATTCGCGACCCACACCCGTTCGGCCAGGAAGCTGTTCCCCCACCGGAACGACGTGTTGATGTTTTCGTCCCACCAGTTCGGGATGATGCTGTTGAACAGCGACATGTTCGTCCCCTCGAGTGGGGCCACGTCACGGATCATCAAGTCGGTTCCGTTGACTTTGATGGTGCCGTCTTCGTCGCGTTCCCATTCCATCAGAAGATGTTCACCTCACCGACATCGTTTTCAAGGGCCGACCACAACGCCAGGGTGGAGGCCACCAGCGGTGAGATGTCAACGGTTGATTTGGTGCGTGACCATGCCCAACGGTCAACCAAGGGGCGTGCTTTAGCTCCGCGGATCGCCACCGTAAGCTCATTCTGCCCCAAATGGCGGACGGCGGATTCCCCAATCTGATCTACGAAGGTGCCGCACGCGATCCCGTACTGGCCCGCATCCAACCTTCGGACGGTGATGCCTGCCTCATCGACCTTGCGGGCGATGGCTGCTGAGGGGCCGTAGCCGTCACAGACGATCTCCACAACCTCATGCTTCGCATACAGACTGGTGAGGCGGTCGGTGACCCAGCCTGTTCCCGCACCTGAATGGATCACCTCAACGTGAAGGTGTCCTTGCTCGTTGCGGCCTGCCGCCACGATTGACGTTCGACGGTCCGGTGACACGTCGAAGGCAAGACAGACCGGGTCCATCACGACTGATTCTGGATCCTCGAGCGCCAGCCAGGCGTCAAGGGTCAGGACGACATCGGCTGATCCGTCTGTGGCTGGGTAATCACCACCGCCCAAGAGTTCTACGATGAAGCCGCGGGTCAGCATCGACCGGCGCTCCCATTCCATATGCTCCAAGGTGACCCTGCCGCGGACGATCGCGAAGTTCACCTGTTTCCACACCTCCTGGTCCAACATCATTTCGTCCGACACGTCGTCGGGGTGTTCCACGTCGATCGACCATTCGAAGTAGCAGAGGTCAGGGTCGTTGCCTTGCATGCCGCGCTCCCGAACCCTGGTCCAGACGATCGCGTTGTCGTGGGTTTCCTGGTCGACGGCGGATCCGGCATACCAGAGCTGCGGGCCACGCTTCGCTTTTGACGCCCTGATGATCGGCATCGCTGAACTGTGCGCGTCGGCGGAAATGATCATCGCCTCATCCAACACCAACAAATCAGCGCCGGCGAAACCACGCATACCAGACTTGGTACGCGTCTTGAACTCGATGCGGGCCCCGTCCTGCAACTCGATGGACTCCTCGCCATGGCTGTAGCGGTAGCCGACGATCCTTCCGGAAGGGTTCCGTTTCACACGCTCATGGAGTTCAGGACAGTTACGGACAACCTCCTCCAGCCTGGCGAAGTGCTGGGCAGAAGTCTTGAACTCATGCGCCGCATGAATGATCAGTCTTTCACCCAACTCGAACAGACCGAACAGCTCACGGGCGATCAGCACTTCTCCCTTGCCGTTCTGCCGCGGCATGTTGATGCCAACCTCGATGGTCTGCCAGCGCCCGTCCTCGCGGAGGCCAAGAGCGTCCTCAAGGATCATCTCCTGCTCAGGATCCAGCGTCATCCCGATCCGACGGGCGAACGCGACAGCGTCAGCACCCAAAGACAGCGCCGAGTCAGGAACCCAGTGGATACGCGGCCGGACTAGATCAGCTACCACCGACGCGACACCAGACGACGCTTCGCCGTCGACCTGTTACACGACCGGTGCGCCGGCCCCAAATACGAACGCCTGTCATCCGAATGATCCAAGTCCCACAAAGCATCCGGCGCGACGTGGTAGGCGGCGCCATTGGCACAATCGACGACGATCTTGAGGCC